GATGATGTCGGCGTACGGGTCGCTCCGGGTGCTGTGCCGCACGGCCGGCGTGCCCTACCACCCGTTTCACTCGATCCGCAAGAGCACGGCGTCCTACATGAAACGCGCCGGCAAGTCGGCAAAGACGCAGCTCGGGCACAGCAGCGAGGAAATGGCCGAGACGCACTACTACGACGACCGGATCGTGGGGATAGAGTCCGCCCTCGACTACCTCCCGCCTCTCGACCTCGGCGGGCCGGGAAAGCCACGCTAAACGCACGTCCAGTTTTCTGCGCCGCCAGCCGGGCGTAGCGTTGACCACCTACGCAGGAGGGTGGCATGGGATTTCTGTCGTGGCTGACGCCGATTTCGTGGAAGCAGGATGCCGCCGAGCAGGTGGTCTGGAAAAAGGGCTGGCCGCAGTCTTCGCCCAGGCGGACGCTGCGGGAGTTTTGGATCAACGACCCGCTGCCTATCAAGCCGACCAAACTGCCACTAGGAACGCTCGCCAAACGCGTGGAGGCATGCGTGGACGTGGTGTTTCATTTCGACAAAGGCAACATCATCATCGACTCGGCACACATGTCGATGTCTCGCTCGCCGAACTGTTGCAGCATCCAGGGCGAGGCGTTCAACGCCACACGCAATTTCTTTGCCTGGGGCGTTCTAGAGAAAGTGCTACAGAAACAGGCCGACACGGAGAAGTCGGACCTGCGATCGTGTATCTACCGCACGATGATTGAGGAGCGGGATGCTGCTGGGTTGCCAAAACCATCCAGACGGGGGCGACGCGGGCCGGAAGCGGGATAGACCCGCGCCGCCTCACCGTCCGGTTGGTCAGCGTGAATCGCCGTCGATGAAGATCGAGTAGCCGGCCTTGGCTCTGGCCTCCATCGTGGCGACCTTGTCTTTGCTTCCTGGCATTGCCGTCGTCGGCGTGGCCGAGTCCATGAGGGCGAGCAGGTCGTCACGGATGGCCTGCGACTCGTCGGCGACCAGGCACATGCAGTCGAACAGCATCGTGCGGTCCTGCCGTAGTGCCCGCTCCTGGTAGGCGGCGCTCTGGTTCAGGTCGAGCGGCTTGGCGTACATGGTGAGTGTGGTGCGAATGTGGGCCTGGAGCCGCGCGGCCCGGGTGGCCAGGCGACGCAGTTTTGGGCACATGCCGTCTGGCCAACGCGCCAACGTCGGCTGCTTGTCGTACCGTCGTTGAGGCACGGACCGTCCCTGGCCGCTTCCGACTCCACGCTACCGCCGGCGTCAAGCCGAGTGCATGTCTCGCACAATGGTCATGCAGCGTCGCAACTCAATTCGGTTCTCGCGCCCGCTGAACCAGATGTTGGCCATCTCGACGACGACGGTCATGACGAGGGCGTCAATCGCCTGGAGCGTGTTGGTGTCGGTGCCCCACCGGGCCTCGAGGTCTTCCCGCACCTTGGCCCCGATGACGGGAATGGCGTCAAGGGCTTTGTAGTGGTCGCCGTACCTTGCCATGTCTGCCATCGCACGCTCGGGCCACCAGCGGAGCACGGTGTCCACGATCTCGTCGCAGGCATCCGGCATGGACGTGGCGACGGTGCCGATGCGGTGTCGCATCTCGACGCGCAGATCGACGAGGCCGATGCCCAGCGCGTCGCCCACCGTCACCTCCTGCCCGCAGGCACGGACGGTGAGCCGGGCGTGGACGACGCGCCGGGAACCGGGCAGGTCGAGCAGCCAGTGGCTCCACACGGGCAGCGAGTGCGGTGCCCGTCGCCGTGGACGATCCAGCCGGTGCCGTTGCACTCGGTGCATTTCTCGGGCTTGGGCGGCTTTGGCCCGGGCGGCGTGGGTGCCGGGGCCTCGACGGCCATGCTGGCCCTGGCGGCCGTGACGGCGGCGGCGGCCCGCCCGGCCTCCCGGTCAAACGACGCCGGGTCGCTCGACAGCCAGGTCAGCACCCAGAGGATCCAATGCCAGAGCGTCATCACCAGCCGTCTCCGTGGTCGATCACGGCATAGCCATCGGGGCCGACCGTGTGTGTGCGAGCCAGATGCCGATCGGTGACGTCTGCCGGGGCGGGCTCGACGAACACGGCAATCCAGAGCAGCTGCTTCGCCGTGCGGACGATCCACCGCACCACGGGCCGATCGTCGAGCGGCTTGGGCTCCGGTTCCGGCTTGCCGCCAGCGAGCCAATAGCCGATTGCGAACGCCGTGGCCAGGATCATCAGCGTGTTGCGGTCGAGCTTCATCATCACCTCACTGCGCGAGCGACAGGCTTACGGTGCCCGTCGTCCCGCTGGACGATAGGGAGTCGATCGGTGCCGGCATCAGCCACCGGCCGTTATGGATGTCGCGCCACGCGAACCCAGTCTTGATGTCGCCGATGGCGTAGGAGTCGAATTGCTTCAGGATTCGCTCGACGACCGGGCGCTCGGCCCAAAACGAACCATCGGGCTGGTCAGCCGGATACTTGCCGGCGTAGGTCAGCCACTTCGTGCCCCAGCTGTTGAGCACGAGACACGCATCGACCGGCCGCACGCCGGGCGGCGATTTCTCGGCGAAGCGAATTCCGACCAGGCACATCTGGTGCATCCAGGTGCCAGACGGGGCGAGCACGCCCGACTCGTCGGTACGGCTGGCGAAGCCCTGGGTCGAGGCGATGGTCACCGGGAAGCCGGCGGTGAGGGCCGCCACGCATTCCTCCCAGGTGCGGACAGCCACGACGTGCCGGGCCGGATGCTTCTTGGCAACGGCGTCGAGCCGGCCTTTGTCGCCCTGCCCACCCGCGCCCCAGTTGCCCCATTGCTTGCACCGTTCCGCCGAGTAGGCCGTGAGGTCGTAGCCGAGATCCGGGAACGGCTGGCGGTAGACCACGCCCCAGTCCCGCAGCCAATGGGCAGCCGCGCCGCCGAACGACCCGTCGCTCCACCCGCCCGAGCCCTCGGGTTTGTTGCGGGCCTCCACGCGCGAGCCGCCGTAGATCGCTTCGACGCTCGGCATCAGCGGCGGTTCGGGCACAAGCTTCAGATCCCACGAGATGCTTTCGCTACACCACACGGCGTGCATCGCGCCCCAGGCCACACAGTCGCCGATGCCCTGCTTCTCGCACACCCAGGGCTTCCCGTAGCGGGCCTGGTGGGCCTTGGCCATCGCCCGATAGAGAAACGTGTCCACCCGCTCGGCCTTTGCCATGGCTTCGGGGGCGGCCTGGCGGAAGAACCGCTGCTCGCCCAGTTCAGCGAGGAACTCGGCGACGCCTTCCGGGTTGGGCGTGTATCCGAAGTTGTCGCCGACGACCGGAGCCCGACCGGGCTGGATGGCCAGCCACAATCCCAGCCCCAGGAGCACCAGGGCGGCGACGATCTGCCAGCGGGCGCGGGGCGTCACGCTCATCGCACGGCGGCCTCCGCAGCCTCACCGACCTCACGGTAGGCCGCCACCCACTTGGACTTCGCCTCGGGCGTCAGCGGGCCGCCAGACGTGCCAGCGTTGGCATTGAGATACGCCTCGATCGCCGCCCGGGCCCGGGGATGCTTCTCGCCCAGGCTCACGCCTCGGCAGAGCAGGAGCCGGCTGCGCGTCCGCAGCTCGTCAAAGGCGACGCCGGTCGTGATCAGCGGATTCGGCTGCGTGGCGTCCCATTCGATCTCGGCGGCCAGCTCGTGGCACAGGGCCGCCGTGGTTGCTGCATCGGCTGCGGCGTCAGGGCCGACAAAGGTGCCCCGCAGATCAAGCGTGGTGGGCTGTGGCGGGCTGGGCTCGGGTTCAGGCTTGCCAGTCGAGCGGTTGGCGAACGACAGCAGGGCGGCCACGCCGAGGGCCAGGGCGGCATAGTGGTGCCGGTCCAGCCGGGTCAGGTCCATCGTGGGCGCGTGGGCCTTGATCCACGGCCATGCCAGGGCGATGGCGACGGCGATGACGAGCAGACCCGTGGTCATGTGGCGACCTTCCTGATGAGAGGCAGCAGCGATTCGATGGCACCGCTGGCAGCCATGAGCACGAGCGACCGAACCGCCGGCCGCACGACCAGCCACACGGGCCACGCCAGCGTCGGGATGCACTTGTCAGCGACGGCGTCGAACAACTGGCCGACGGCCTCGAGGGCCCATTCCCGTTTGCCCGGCCCGTCGCCCGGAATCGTGTCGAGGGCGGCGACCACCACCCGAAGCAAAGCCACGGTGAGCTCGGCAAACTCGCCGACGGTTAGCCCGTTGGTGGCGGCCACCTTGGCCGTGGCGATAAACGCTCGGATCTTCTCCGACACGGTCAGCAGGTTTTCCGTCGCCGTCACAGGAGCACTTCCGATCATGACTTCACTCCCACGATGTAGACCTCGACGTCGGCCGCACTGGCCCCGTTGTTCGTGATGGCGATCACCTTGTCAGTGGCGGTCGTCGCATAGCCGGCGTTTAGATGCGTGACGTAGAGCACGCCCTCAGGCCCGAGCGTCATCGCGCCGGCCGACAGGGCGGTCCACCGGTTCGTCGTGCTGCCGTTGACCGCCAGGCTGGCCGTCGTCGAGCGGTTGACGATCAGCAGGGCCTTAACCTTGGCGAGCGACAGCGTGCCCGTGCCGCCGAATAGCTTGAGCGGCAACGCCCGGAGGTCGATCGTCGTCGTGGCGCTGGCGGCCACGGTGATCACGTCTTTGTGGTAGCCGTTGGCCTGGTCGTCGCCGGTGCCATCGGCGATGGCGAACGTGAGATTGGCCGTCGCCGAATCGGTGACGGTGGTCGTGTTGAGGTCGTCGGCCCACGTCGGCACGACCCGGAGCGTCCCGATGAGCGAGAAACTAGCTGCCACTGCCGCTGCCTCCCGCTGCCACCGAGGTGCCGAACAGGTACAGCTCGTACGTCACGGACGCTGCATTTGGGTTGCTGATGCGGATCACGCTGTTGTCGGCCGTGACCTCCCAAGCATCCGTCTGGTTAATCGAAAACCACTCGGAGCCGGGCCCGACCTCGGCGGCGTAGACGACCGTGGGCCGCCCAGGATCGACGCCGACGAGCAACCGCCGGCCGGCAGTCGTGGTCGTGTTCACGACCCTGATCGCCCGCAACTGGCGGAACGTGAATGGCACCGTGACGCCGAGGGCCTGCTGCGTCAGGTTGAGCAGATCGAACTCCTCGACCGTGTTTGCCGGGATGGTGCGCGAGTCGGCGAACACCAGGTCGGCTTCGCCAGGCCCGTCGCCGTCAGTAAACGTGTAAAGCCCGATCGAGGTCTTTCGGTTCGTGACCGTGCCAACCTCTTGCGTGTCGGTGCGGGTCCACTGCATCGACGTGCGGAACTGCCCGGTGAGTGAGTCGGTGAGCGTGTCAGCCATCGAGGGCTCCCGACTCAATGGCCGATCGCAGGGTGGCCGGCTTTACGCCCAAGCGAAACGCCTGGAGCGCTAGATCTTCCGGCGACAGCCGTTCGGGCCGTGTGCTCGTGACCTTGCCCCAAAACGCCTGGCTCGGCGTGTAGCCCTTGGCGAGCGACTGCACGTCGCCCGGGGCAGCGAGCGGCTCGCGGCCTTGTTCACCGCCTCGGCGAAAATGGGCGTGAGCGATCACGCCCCGAGGCTACGCCTGTCGCTTGCCCGCCAGGCAGGGTGTGTGGCCCTCACGACGCAGCACTTCGGCAATCACGGCGTAACAGGCGATGTCCTTGAGCGTGTCCTCGAGGCCGTCGAACTCGACCTTGCCGCGCCTGAAATACGCCCGGAGCCGGTGCATCTTGTCCATCATGCGGAGCACGCATCCGGCCCACGCCGGAAGGTTCACGATGTCGGCCGACATGCGAATGTTTGACAGGGCGTCTTCGTCCACGCCGTAGTCGAGCGTCTTGCGGAGGTGCAGCTGCTTGAGCTCGTCGAGCACGGCCAGGAACTCGGCCGACCCGGGCCGCAGGGCATCGCCCTGAAACGACGGCTGCCACTCGGCGTAGGTATCACTAGGGGCGTTCTTCACGCCATCGCCGGTGAGACGCTGCTGACGCAGCTCACGCTCGCCTTGAAGAATCCAGTCCACGGGAATCGACGCCACGGGCTCCTCGGGAGTTACCGGCACGCTCTGGGTTGTCGTATCGAAACAGCGTGCCGCCGC